GCCCGCGCTTCCGCCCGGCTGGGTGGTGCCCCCGCCCGCCGGTCCCGCACCTGGCGCGGACGAGCCGGACGCCGTGGCGGCCGCGCTCGGGCAGCTGCGCGCCGCGGCGGGATGGGATTCCCCGGCCTGGCAGCAGCTGGCCGCTTTCAACCGCCTGACGGGAGTGCGATGAGCAGGGCTTACCCGCTGATGTGCCGGATCCGCGCCGAGGGTGGCGTGACGCGCATGGACATCATGGATGACATCGGCGCCGACCCGTGGTTCGGCGGCGGGATCTCGGCGGCCGACGTCGCCGGGAGGCTGGCCGGGACGCGCGGCCCCCTGGACGTGCACATCTCCAGCCAGGGCGGTGTTGTCGGTGACGGCCTGGCGATCTATAACACGCTGCTGGCGCACAACGGGCCGGTGACGACGTACATCGACGGCTACGCCCTGTCGGTCGCCAGCGTGATCGCGCAGGCCGGTCAGCGGCGGGTGGCCTCGCCGGTGTCGGCCATGATGATCCATGATGCCTGGGGGTTCGCCGAGGGCAACCAGGCGGACATGCAGCGGATGGCCGCGGCGCTCGGGGCGAACAGCGACGTGATCGCGCGGGCCTACGCCGACCGTGCGGGCGGCACCGTCGATCAGTGGCGGCAGGTGATGCAGGCGGAGACCTGGTACACCGCCGACGAGGCGCTCGCGGCCGGGCTGGTCGACGAGGTCGCCGGCAGCTCCCAGCTCCCGGCGGGGCTTGATCTGGACGCACTGGCGGCCCGCGCGCCAGTGCGGATCATGGCGCGGCTGCGGGCCGCGGCGGACACGGGCACCGGTGACGATGACGGGGCGCCGGACTGCAAGACGTGCGGCGGCAAGGGGCGCCTGAAGCACCCGGTGACGGGCAAGAACAGCATCGCCTGCCCGTCGTGCAAGGGCACTGGCACCTACAGCCCGGATGCCGCGCCGGACGGCGGCGGCATGGAAGACCGCGGGCGCCGGGTGCGCGCCGCCGCAGGGGACGAGGACGACGAGGACGACGGCACGGAGGAATGCAAGACCTGCCATGGCTCCGGGAAGATCCTGGAGGGTCACCGCAAGTGCCCGGACTGCAAGGGCACCGGCCGCGTGCCGGAGGGCAGCCAGGACGAGCCGCAGGACCGCGGCGGCCGCGGCGTGCGGAACCTCGCCGGGGACGAGCAGCTCGGCGACGGCTGGGTGCGCGGCGCCGACGGCACGGTGCGGTTCGACCCGGACGGCGACGGCGACGACGACTCGACGCCCGAGGGCGACACCGATCACGACTACTTCGATGAGGACGGCAAGCAGGTAAAACCAGTCCCGCCGTGCCCGGTGGCCCGTGACTGGACGGACGCGCAGATCATCGCCCTGATCCGGCGGGAGACGGCCGCCCGGCTGCGGAACTCCATCCCCGACGACGTGAAGTCGGCGTTCCTGGAGCAGGTGAAGAAGGATCCGACGTCCGACCTTGGCGCGGCTATCCACCGGCTGTCGGAGTGGGCAGCCTCCGGCAGCTACCCGACGGGGACGACTCACGCCGACCTGGAGTGGATGTACGACCAGATCTGCACGGAGCTGCAGAAGCGGGATCCGGACTCTGAGGCGGGCGGCAACTTCCCGCCGGCGCCGTCGGATGCCTGGCGCGGCGGCATTCGCGACTGCAAGGCGCTGACGGACGCGCTCGCCGAGATCAGGAAGCGCGCGGGCGGCAGCGGCGACGGCAGCGGTGGCGCGGAGGACCGCCTGCACCTAGACCTCTCCGGGGTGGACCTGGAGCAGCTCGGAAACGCCTTGAAGGAGGCAATCAAGTGACGACACCCGTGGCCACCCCGCAGGCCCCAGACGAGCTGGAGGAACTGTTCCACGACAAGCCGCGGCTGAAGGCGGCGCTTGAGGACGGCTCGTTCCCCGGACTGGTCAAGGGCTACGTCGAGAAGTTCGCCGGCAGTCCTGGCGGCGAAGAACTGAAGAAGCAGTTCAACGAGCAGGTTCAGCTTGGCATGCAGGACTTCATGCGCAGCCAGGCAGACAGGAACGGCGCCCGGCCGCCGGAGGGCTGGCGGCCGGGCGCGACCGCGGCGTTCGGTGGCCAGAAGCGGCAGCAGGCGCTGTCGAGGTCGCGGCTGCGGAACGCGGCAGCGCAGTTCGAGCGGCACCACCTGTTCAGCCCGGCGGCGATGGGCGCCGAGCTGGAAGATGCCGAGTACGGCGACAGCCTGCGCGAGTTCATCTGGGCCACCCTGAAGGGGGAGGCGGTCGCGGCCAGGGACGGCAACAGTGAGCTTGCCTCGAGGCTGCTGACGCTCAAGGCGAAGATCGCGAACACGCTGCAGATCCGGAATGCGGGCATGTCCGAGCGCATCCCCGCCGAGGGCGGCTTTCTCGTCCCGGAGACGCTCAGGTCGCAGATTCTGGCGCTGACGCTGGAGGAGTCGGTCGTCAGCGGGCAGGCGACCACGATCCCGATGGACAGCCTGCGGGTTCCGCTGCCCACGATCGACGACACGACCCACGTGGGCAGCGTCTTCGGCGGCGTGTCCGCTGCGTGGACAGCTGAGGGCGCGGCCCTGAACTCGTCGGCGCCGTCGTTCTCCCGGCTCGTCCTGATCGCGAGCAAGCTCACCGCCTACACCGAGATCCCCAACGAGCTGCTGCAGGACTCGGTGACGGCGATGGACGTGTGGTTCAATACGTTCTTCCCGCAGGCACTGGCTTTCTTCCGCGACCTGGCTTTCATCACGGGCGACGGCGTCAACCAGCCGCTCGGCCTGGTCAAAGCGCCGGGGGCGGTTACGGTGGCGCAGTCTTCGGCGACCGCGCACGAGATCGTGTTCGCGGACGTCGCGGCGATGTTCTCCCGGATGTGGCCCGGGTCGCTGAGGAACTCGACCTGGCTGGCTGCGCCGGACACGATCCCGCAGCTGGCCGCGCTGAACGTGGCACCAGGCGGGACGCCGATCGCGCCTCCGGTGTTCCTGCCGGGCATGTCGGCGATCGACGGCGCGCCGGGCGGCATCGAGGACGGCCGCACGTTCACCCTGTTCGGCCGCCCCGGGATCATCTCGGAAAAGGTGCCGTCGATCAGCAGCACCACGCAGGCCGGGTCGCTCGGGCTCTACGACCTGTCCAAGTACCTGGTCGGCGACCGGCAGGCAATGCAGGTGGCCAGCTCTGCCGAGTACAAGTTCCAGGACGACATGGTCGCCTACCGGGTCATTGAGCGGCTCGACGGACGCCCGTGGGTGCAGTCGGCAATCACCCCGGCGAACGGGTCAGACAACACCCTGAGCCCGTACGTCCTGCTCAACACCACCACGGGCTCCTGACGGAGATGGATCTCCGCGACTCGCCGCACTACAGGGCGGACGCTCCGGGCGCACGGCTGGATGACCAGCCGTGGGCCCGGTCCTGGCATGCCTTCCTGGCGGCGGTCTACGACCAGCAAGACGCGTCGGCGCGGCGGTTCATCATGAACGCCTGGACGGAGCGCGTTCCGTCCGAGGGCGGGTTCCTGCTCCCGGAAGGCCTGCGCGCCCAGGTGCTGGAGTACCTCACCCCGGCGGTCGTGCGCCCGCGGGCGATGGTGCTGCCGATGGACGCCTACCGGCTGCACGTTCCGCTGCTCGACAACCCGTCGCAGGCGTCCGGCGCCCAGGCGCTGGGCGGCCTGACCTTTTCGGTGGTGGAGGACGGCGTCGCGATCCCGTCGAGCACGCCCGGTTTCGGCCAGGCGGTGCTGGACGCCCGCAAGCTGGCCGCCCTGGTCGCAGTACCGGGCGAGCTGGAGTCGGACGCGGCCGGGGCGCTGGGTGACTTCATCTCCCGCGTGGTGGCGATCGGCTACCAGTGGAAGGAAGACGACCTCTTCATCGGCGGCACCGGCGCGGGACAGCCGCAGGGCGTGCTGAACGCGGGCTGCGCGGTGACGGTGGCCCGGAACGCGGACAGCGCGGTCGGGTCGGCGGATATCGCGGGCATGGTCAGCGCACTGCACCCGGCGGCGCTGGCGGCCGGCCTGACGCCGGGCATGACGGATGTGGGCTGGCTGATCTCAGAGTCGGTTCTGACAGACATCCTGCAGGCGTACCTCGTGCCGGGCGGCAGCGCGGCGACGGCGGGCGCGCCCGCGGCTTTGCCGGACTGGCTGAACCTGGGTGACGGGCACGACATCGGGCCGTCGATCCTCGGCCTGCCCGCGTTCGTCAGCGATCATTCCCCGGCACTTGGCAGCACGGGTGACATAGCGCTGGTGGATTTCCGTAACTACCTGATCGGCGACCGCCTTGAGCTGACGATCGAGCGCTCTGCCGCCGGTTCGGGGTTCGTGACGGACATCAGCAATTACCGAATCAAGGCGCGCATTGACGGGCGGTACTGGGTTCCCGGTCCCGTCACTCCCGAGATCGGCGCGGGAGACGACAACGCCGACCTGGTCAGCCCGGTAGTCGTGCTGGGCGCGTACGAGAGCTAAGGAGATCATCAATGGCAGGCATTGAGCGGCTGGGGATGGATTTCGACATCTCCCAGGGCTGGACTCCGCAGGACTTCCACAGCGCCGGGGTGACCGGGGCGTGGGTGTCGGCCAAGCAGGCGGAGGGCGTGAACTTCCTCGTCAGCTTCAAGGCGGGCACCAGCGGCGACAACGCGACGCTGACCCTGCAGGAGGCGGAGGACTCTAGTGGCACCGGCGCGCAGAACCTGGCGGTCATCGACCACTACTGGGTGAAGAAGAACGCGACGCCGACCGACGACCTGACGGGTGACGAGCAGTGGGTGCAGGTGACGCAGGCCGCGGCGGCGACGATCACGGCGACGGCAGCCGACTACGAGCAGTTCCTGATCCCGGTGCTGGAGGAGGACCTGGACGCCGGCTACAGCTACGTGAACCTCTCGGTGGGCTCGACGGCGGCGTCGCAGATCGCATGCTGCCACCCAGTGCTGGCGGGCCTGAAGGTGCAGCGGACCCCGGCGAACCTGACGGCGCCGGGCGCCTGATGGCGGAGCCGTGGCGGTGCGCGGCGTGCGGGAGCCCGTGGGCCCCGGGCGCTCCGTGCTGCCCGGCGTGCCGGGGACTGGAACACACGGAGGAGGGCGCGGTGCCGAAGATCAACAGCCAGGGCGTGGCGTCATATGAGGCCGACGCGCGGCATCCGGCCGCCAGCGTGCCGCCGGAGAGGGTGCCCGCGGCGCCTGCCGCGGATACCGGTCCGGATGGCGCGGCACTGCCAGCGCCGGATGCGGCTCCGGTGCCGGAGGCCGCCGCGCCGCCCGCTGAGCCTGAGCCTGAGCCCGAACCTGAGCCAGCGCCCGCGGCGAAGCCGTCGCCGCCGCGGCGGCCGCCGAGGGTAAGCGGCAGTGGCAGCTGACAGCCAGCCGAACGGCTGGTGGGGCCTGGACTCGGTCTGGAAGGACCGCGCCTACGAGTTCGACTGGTGGTCGCAGCTCGTCCAGGCCGAGGGCGGCGAGTCGTGCCCGCGGGACGGTGAGCCGCTGCTGCCCGCGCCGCCGGGACCGTCCGGCGCAGGGTCGGGCATCATGCAGTACTGCCGTTTCTGCGGCTGGCACGTTCCGCAGGACGTGGTGCGCCCGCAGCCG